AAGTTTTATATTGCTTTCAATAGGATATACATTAAGCAAGTGGCTTAACATAAAAAAAGATAAATAAAATGTCTTACACTCAACCAGACTCATCACCGTTTTTAAGAGTTCGTAAAACAACTAAAGGAAAAGGTAGAAACTTCTTATCTACAAAAGAAGGAGCTGGTATGACTTCCGCTGGGGTTAAAAAGTATAGAGAACAAAATCCAGGCAGTAAGCTTAAAACAGCTGTAACTGGTGATGTCAAACCAGGTAGTAAAGCTGCTAAAAGAAGAAAGTCATTTTGTGCTAGATCCAAAGGCTGGAAAGGCGAAAGAGGATTAGCTGCAAGAAAAAGATGGAAATGTTAAACAATAAATAAATATAAGTAAAAATGAAAAAATCACCTTTAAACAAATCAAGAAAAAAAATAGCACAAGATTATGCTAGAAACGCTATGTATGACGAAAAGCATGGTTATAAAAAAGAAGGAAAGTACGAGGCTAAACAAGCTGTACGTGCTGCTTCTGGTGCTCCAGTAAGAATGGAGTCTAGTGCTCAAGAGAAAAAGAATTTACTACAAGACATGCCAATAGATAAAAAAGCATCAGCTTTAAATAACCTAAACAAGGGTTATGGTTCTCAAGTAAAATCACCTATGAAAATGCAAGGATCTTTTATGTCTAAGCATTCTCAAAGCTATATGGCTAAAAGTTCTCCTTTACATAAACAAGGTTATAACGATAGATTAGACGAATCTTTAGGAGCAAAAAACGGTAAAAAATCTCAATCTTTAAAATCTCGTAGAGACGAATCAAAAGGAATGGAAAAGAGCAAAGGTAAAGGAGCTTACTCTTCAGATTCTAAAATGAGCTAATAAAACAGTAGAGACCTGTGATAAAACTCAAGCCAAACATAAACACTAACACTAACTTAAACACTAACAAAAATGGCTAAATTTTTAAAGATCCCACTAACTGGAGTGGCTAATACACCAGAACAATTAGTATCAATTGACCAAATAGTATCTGTAGTACCTGGAGACGTTGCTGGACCTGGAGCTAATCCAACCACAACCACAAGAATCTTCTTAAACGCTGCTGCTGCATTTGACACTATTCAAGTAACGCACACTGCTGCTTTAACTGCTGGAGATGTATTAAAAGCTTTTAATTCTGCTTTAACTGCTAATCCAGGTGGTATTGTATCTACTTTAGGTGCTCCATTGAATACTGCTCAAGTTGTAGCTCCTGCTACTTCTGGTAGACAATTGATAACAACTCAAGCTGTACATGTAAATTACACTGCTATTGCTTTTAGTTAATAGTTAAAATTAATTAATCTTACGGGCGTAAAATCCCGTAGGATTTTTTTTAAAAAACAAATATGGCTTTTAAACTTAATACACCTTCTTACGATTATGATAACACTCCTATTTACAATGTAGATATGGAAGATGGAGTTTTAGGTAAAGCTAACAATAATGGATCTATATTGCTTAATAAAGATTTAGACCCATCTAAAAAACAACTTGTAATAAAACACGAGAAAGTACATATAGATCAAATGAAGCGTGGCGATTTAGACTACGACAATAAAAACGTTTATTGGAAAGGTAGAAAATATTCCAGAGCACAAATGAAAGAAGGTGCAAAAAACTTGCCTTGGGAAAAAGAAGCATACAGTAAAACTACAGATATGAAAAATTCAACAAAAAATACACCTTTTTACAAAACTGGACTTAGTGATCCTAGCCCAAAAGAGAAGCAGTCAAAAGCTAAAGTAGGTGAAATACCTGGATTACAGGAGATTAAGCAAAGATTCAAGGGCAAGTATGAAGTTACAGCTAAAAAAGGTAAACTTAATAAATATACTTTAACAGATAAGAGTGGTAATTCAATTTCTTATTCTGCTGGGCCAAAAGGCAAAAAAGAAAAAAGAACTTTCACTGAAGCTATAAACGAGTCAATGAAATGAAAAAAATATTCCAATGGCTAACAGGTGGTGTTGTTAAAGAAATTGGTAACGCTATTGATAAACTAACTACGACAGAAGAAGAAAAACTTATAATTAAAAAACAAGTTCAAGAAATACTTGAAAAAGCAGACACCGAAGCACAAATACAAGTAAGTGATCGATGGAAGTCTGATATGCAGTCTGATAGTTGGTTGAGCAAAAATATTAGACCTATGGTTTTAATATATCTTACAGTTATATTTACTGCATTATCTTTTTTTGATGGTAATATAGGAGGGTTTATTGTAGATGATCAATACATACCCATATTTCAATCATTATTAATAACAGTTTACGGAGCTTATTTCGTAGGAAGAACTTGGGAAAAGGCAAAATCAATAATTAAAAATAAATAAACAAAATGGGATTATACAGAGTAACAAACGGAGCTGTAGGTAAAGCGCTTGTAATTAGCGGTGGTGATGATACCATAACAACCACGTCAGCTTGGGAATTTGAAAATCAAACAGGAACATTAGGAACTAATTTAACAGGTTCTCTAGTGTATTCTGGAGCAGGAGGAAATATCAATGTAATACTATCAGATACCGTAGGGGTTCAAGGTAGTGTTACAGGATTAAATATTCAACCTACATTCACAGGAGCTAATCCTTCTTACGCTGGTTTTATCGCTGGAACAGGTTATACTACAGGTGCAGCTCTAGCTACGACAGCAGTTAGTCTTGTTCCTTCTTCAGCGGCAAAAGCGCCAGCAGGATTAACAGTAGATGTAACTGCTACTGGTGGAGTTGTTGATACTATAGTAATAAACGCTGTAGGTGCTAACTATAACGTAGGCGATGTGATTACTATAAGCGGAGGCGGTAATGGAGATTGCAAATTCGTAATAGCAAGTGTAGCAGATCTTGCACCCACGTCTAATGACGCTGTTAATTTTCAAAACGTTCCTGCTGGAACTATATTACAAGTAGCAGTTGATTACGTTTTAGCGACTGGTACAACAGCTACAGCTATGATAGCGTGTAAATAGCGAGTATACCTGTAACTATATAATATATATAAACAATTAAATTAAATAAAATGTCAGAAATAAAAAAAATTACACAAGAACAATTAGATTCTATTGTGGAAAACCAAAAAAAATCAAATAACTTATTGTTAGATATAGGTTTTTTAGAGTATAGAAAACAAGAATTACTATTAGCTAGTAAAGATCTTTCTGAAAAATTAAAAAACATCAAAGAAGAGCTAGAAAGTCAATATGGTCAAGTAAACATAAATTTAAGTGACGGTACTTATACAGAGGTTGAAAAAGAAAATGAAGATGAACCTGTTTTAAAATCAGTTAAATAATGTCTTCTATTGTAAGAAAAATAAGTATTGGTTCTGACTACAAAAATGATGCGATGCATTATTCTGTAGGGCAGCAAGTATATGGAGGTCATGAAATATCTCATATACTGTGGAATGAATCAGACAGTTCTTACAATGTTCATATCAAAAAAAACAACGAGGTAATGCCATGGAAGAAATTTAATTCTAACATGGCAATATCAGTTGAATATGATCTAGAGTATTGATGAGAAGTTTGTATGATTTTATTATAGAGCCACTAGGCGAAAAATATAGTAATAAAGTAAAAATTGGAGATAAAGAGTTAATTGTAAACACTAAGATTGAAAACTTTAAGTTTGTAAATAGATTAGCTGTAGTAATCCAAACTCCTAAAGCTTTTAAAACTAATATTAAAATTGGCGATATAATTGTTGTTCACCAAAACGTATTTAGAGTTTTCTACGATATGAAAGGTAGCAAAAAGAAAAGCAGGTCCTGGTTTAAAGATAACTTACATCTTTGCGCTATAGATCAAATTTATTTATATAAAAACGAAACAGGTTGGAACTCGTTCGGCGATAGATGTTTTATAATTCCTATAAGAGATAACAACTCTCTAACGCTTGATAAAGAAAGAAGCCTTGTTGGTATATTAAAATACGGTAATAGTTCCTTAGAATCATTAAAAATAAACCCAGGCGATCTTGTAGGTTACAAGCCTAATGGTGAATGGGAGTTTTTAATAGACGGTAAGCGTCTATACTGTATGAAATCTAATGATATTGTAATTAAATATGAATACGAAGGAAACGAAAAAGAATATAATCCTAGCTGGTCAAAAAGCAGTTGAAGAATTAATTAAAGTAGCTAAAGAGTCTATTGTAGATTCTGATGATGATTTATCTGCTGACAAACTTAAAAATGCAGCAGCTACTAAAAAGCTAGCTATATTTGATGCTTTTGAAATATTGAACAGAATAGAAGAAGAAGAAAATATGCTCGAGGAAAAACCTAGAGAAGCTAAACAAGAAAAATCTTTCAAAGGTTTTGCTGAAGGTAGATCTAAGTAATGTACGAGCAAACACTAATAAGCACTGTTAAGGATCATATAAAACCTGCAGTACTTAAAAGAAATAATAGATACAAAAAGTGGGAAAAAGGCTATAACCCTGAGTACGATGTAGTTATAATAAGTAGCGATGGAACTATAGGTGAAATTGTAGAGATTCAAAACTTAAAAATAGCATTGCCATCTAAACCTAAGAACGTTTACAAATGTTCTCAGGATAAAAAAGATCAAGTTTGGACTAGGTTGGAATATCCAAAAGAGCTATCTAAGATAAAGAGTGTTTTTGATTGGGAAAAATATCCAACTGATTTTAAAGAAGAGTGGTACGAATACATAGACAAAGAGTTTGAAAAAAGAGAAAAAGGTTTTTGGTTTTATAATAATGGCAATCCAACTTATATCACTGGTACTCATTACATGTACTTGCAGTGGTCCAAGATTGATGTTGGGGCAGCAGATTTTAGGGAGTCAAACAGGATATTCTTCCTATTCTGGGAAGCTTGTAAAGCAGACAAGAGGTGTTATGGAATGTCGTATCTCAAGAATAGACGTTCAGGATTTTCATTCATGGCGTCTGGGGAGACAGTTAATATGGCCACAATATCAACGGATTCACGGTTTGGGATATTGTCCAAATCTGGTGCCGACGCAAAGAAAATGTTCACAGATAAAGTTGTACCCATTTCTAGCAATTACCCCTTTTTCTTCAAACCAATACAAGACGGAATGGACCGGCCGAAAACGGAGCTCGCCTATAGAGTACCCGCGTCAAGGCTTACCAGACGTAAACTTAACGAAGGTGAAACCGAGGAAGAACTAGAAGGATTAGATACAACTATTGACTGGAAGAATACGGGAGACAACTCCTATGATGGTGAAAAATTAAAACTATTAGTACACGATGAAAGTGGAAAATGGGAACGACCAGATAATATATTAAACAACTGGCGAGTTACAA